CCTAAAACTAAAGCTGGTATGATGAAAGCTATCTATGATTCTCTTAATTCTATGAAAAAAGCTGAACTTACAGATTCATTTTCAAAAATTTTGGGTGCAACTCTTCTATAACAAGAAGAAGAAGAGGAAGAAGAGGGTGAGGAAGAAGAAGAAAAACCAATGGAATCTAAAAAACTCAAGAAAGAAGATCTTGATATAAATGTCAAAGATGACATGGATGCATTAGTTCAGGGGGAAGAACTTTCTGAAGATTTTAAAACTAAAGCTTCAACTATATTTGAAGCCGCTGTTTCAGCTAAAGTAATTTCTGAAGTCAATCAAAGAATTGATGAGTTAGAAACAAACTACAAAAAAGAAATTACTGAAGCAAAAGAAGAACACAAGTCCGCAGTTACAGAAAAGGTTGATGGTTATCTCAACTATGTTGTAGAAGAGTGGATGAAAGAAAATGAGATCGCTGTTGAAAAGGGAATTCGATCAGAATTGGTTGAAGACTTTATGACAGGACTCAAGAATCTCTTTACAGAGCATTACATTGACATTCCAGAAGAGAAAGTTGACTTAGTTGATGATCTCTTTGGGAAAGTTGAAGAACTTGAGCAAAAACTGGATGAATCTATCAATAATAGTGTAGAAGTCAAAAAGGAACTTGCAGAGTATAAAAGGGACGAAACTTTGAGAGAAGTTTCTGATGACCTTGCCGATACTGAGAAAGAAAAACTTGGAAAATTGGCTGAGGGTATAGATTTTGAGGATAAATCACAATATACTGAAAAACTTGAAGTCATTAAGGAAAATTATTTTCCAAAACAAAAGACTGAAACTATTACAGAAGAATTGGAAAACACAGAGGATGAACAACCAAGTTCAGATGCTGCAGGTAATCCAGTTATGAGTAAATACGTTACTGCTTTAACTCGTTTTAACAAATAACATTTTTAGGAGATAAAAAAATGTATCTAGCTGAAGGACTACAACAAAAGTGGGCCCCAGTCTTAGACCATGAAGACATGCCTAAGATTAAAGACCCCTACAGGAAAGCGGTTACCGCCGTTCTTCTAGAAAACCAAGAGAAAGCTATGGCTGAACAAGCCCAAGCTGAAGGTCGTGGGCCATTGAGTGAAGCACTAGTGAACCTTGCACCTACAGCAAGCTCATCTGGTGATGTTCAATACCAAGATCCAGTTCTCATTTCCATGATTCGTAGAGCAATGCCTAATTTGATTGCATACGATGTTTGTGGAGTTCAACCAATGACAGGGCCAACAGGTCTTATCTTTGCAATGCGTCCTAAGTACGATTCTCAGAATGGTGCTGATGCAATGTATTCAGAACCAGATTCCACTCACTCTGCTGATGCAGGTGGAGATATGGTTAGTTCTGGTTCGGGTGCTACAGCAGCCGCTCAGGGTGGAACATATACAGCTGTTACAGGTGTAGGTGTTTCGACAGCAACTGCTGAGAGTTTCGGTATCACAGGTTCAAGTGGTACAGCGAATGAGGACTTCCAACAAATGGCATTCGCCATTGATCGTGTAACTGTCACAGCAAAGACCAGAGCACTCAAAGGTGAGTACTCAATGGAACTTGCTCAGGATCTTAAAGCCGTTCACGGTTTGGATGCTGAGACAGAACTTGCCAACATTCTTTCACAAGAGATTTTGGCAGAGATTAATCGTGAAGTTATTCGACAGATTTACTTCACAGCTGAGCACGGAGCACAACACAATACATCAACAGCTGGTGTATTTGACCTTGATGTTGACTCAAATGGTCGTTGGTCAGTTGAGAAATTCAAAGGTTTGATGTTCCAAGTTGAACGTGATGCTAATGCAATTGCAAAAACAACACGGCGTGGTAAAGGTAATATCATCATCACATCTTCAGATGTCGCTTCTGCTCTTGCAATGGGTGGAATGATGGACGGTGGAGGAATTGATGACACAGGTAATACCTTTGTTGGAACTCTCAACGGGCGCTATAAAGTATACGTTGATCCTTATTTCAGTTCATCCGCAACTAACTTCTTTGTTGTTGGATATAAGGGAACTTCTGCATACGATGCAGGACTCTTCTACTGCCCATACGTTCCATTACAAATGGTTCGTGCGGTTGGTGAGAATTCCTTCCAGCCTAAGATTGGATTCAAAACTCGTTACGGAATGGTTGCCAATCCTTTCAGTTATTCAACTGATCCGGCAGACGGTGCTATTTCAGCTAACTCCAACTACTACTACAGAATGGTAAGAGTTGACAATCTGATGTAAGGGTGATCACAAATTGTGAC